CTGGCGAAGAACTAACATTGACTTATAAACTTTACGACCCAGTGGAGATTATTGATGAGCGATAGAAAATTTTTCGGATTAAAGAAAAAAAATAAATACTTAGACCAAGAGATAGTAGATAAACTCCTTTATGCAATTAGTAAAGGTTCATATATAAAAGATGCTTGTGTGTTTGCTGGAATAGATGAATCAACCTTTTATAGATGGAGACAGAAAGCTGAAGAAGGTAATGAAGAACTAGAAGAACTATTCTCTAAGATTTCTCTGACTGAAGCTCAGTTCAAAGTAAAAGCATTAGATTTTTTGATGGATATAGCGACTGAGGATAGAAACCCTAGAGTGATTCAATGGTTGCTTGGAGTCAAATACCCAGAACAATTTGGAGATACAAGTAAATTACAAATAGAAAATACTAATGAAGTTATTGAAGTTCAGTTTGCAAATGGTATTCCTTACACTGATTTTCAATTGAATAATGGTTCTGATGAAGAAGATGTGCAAGATGTGCAAGTCGAAGAGCAAGAAAAAACAAAAGATGATACACTTGAGAATCATGAATGAAGAAGAAGTAAATCAAAAGTTTGTAGATATTGTCATGGATAATTTTGCAGATTATCAAATTGATGGAGAGATATTTGAAGAGACTGTTGAGTATATTATTCCAATGCCTAATCCCAATATTTATTTTATCTCAAAGCTACAACCAGAAGAAGTAGAACTAATATTTAATGATTTACTAAGATGGCTTCGTGATGGATATTCTTTCTAAACCAGTACGAAAACAATACAGACTACCACCATTGCACCCAGCTCAGCAGTTAGTTGCATTATCTAATAAGAGATTCAGAATATTAGTTGCTGGTCGAAGGTTTGGAAAAACATTACTTGGTACATCTTTATGTATTGCAAAAGCAATGCAGGGTGGAAATGCTTGGTGGGTTGCTCCAACTTATGCAATGGCTTTGGAAGGTTGGAAAACAATCAGAGACTTAGCTGGACAGTATGGGTTTGAAATAAAAGAATCAGAGAAAACAATTACAACTGGTAATGGTGGATTCGTGACTGTAAGAACAGCAGACAATCCAGATAGACTTCGTGGTGCTGGTCTTGATTTGATTGTATTAGATGAATGTGCGTTTATAAAAGAACAAACATGGAAAGAAGTATTAAGACCAACTCTTACTGAGCGTAAAGGTGGAGCTCTATTTATCAGTACTCCGAAAGGAATACAGAACTGGTTCAAAAGATTATATGATGAAGCTGAGACCGCAGATGATTGGGAGAGATGGACATTCACTACTTATGACAATCCATTTGTTGATAAAGCAGAGCTTGAGATTGCTAAGAGAGAGATAGGTTCTTTCTTATTTAGCCAAGAGTATGAAGCTCAGTTTGTTGAGCAGACTGGTGGCTTAATAAAATCTGAATGGTTTAAGTATTATAGAAAAGAAACTTTGACCGAGTTTGATGAAAATGGAAACTACAAAGATTATGTTTATTTATCAACTCAATCTGGCTCGGTAAAAATGGAAGACTTATCTATTTACACTTCAGTTGATTTAGCAACAAGTACAAAACAATCAGCTGACTACACAGCAATAACTACTATCGGACTTGATAAACAAAATAATGTTTATGTCTTAGATGTAATCAGAAAGAGAATAGAAGCACCAGATATTGTAAAACAGTTAGAACAAGTGTATGAGAAGTGGAATCCAATATCGATTGGAGTAGAATCAGCTGGATTCCAATTAGCATTAATTCAAATCATTCGCAGACAAACTACACTTCCGATAGTAAAGTTAAAGGCAGATAAGGACAAGTTAAGTAGGGCATTACCATTATCTGCAAAAATGGAAGCTGGTATGGTATTCTTTCCTAATGATGCATTGTGGTATTCTGAACTGGAGAAAGAGCTGTTAGTATTTCCTAGCGGAGACCATGATGACCAAGTGGATAGTCTTGCTTATGGAATATTGCAAGTTGCAAAGAAGAAGACACTAAGAGCTTATTGAGGAGAAGATGGAAGAACGAAGGAGCTTTAGAGATTTAATTTTTGGACAGAGAAGGTTCAGAGATGACAGAACTAATTACAAAAGAACAACTGGATTTAATTTTTTTAGAAATGACCCTAATGATTTAGTTTATGGAAACTCTTCTTATATTCTTGGCTACAACACATCTGCTGGAGACTTCAATATGTCTGGGCTCGGCAATGGAGAATCTAACTCAGCAGTCACTGCATGTCTTCAAGTATTAGGAGTATCTTTCTCAGAAGCTACACTGCAAGTGACATTTGTTGATGAAGATGGGCAAACACAGCTTATTCCTAACCACCCATTTGCAACTTTGATGAGAAGGCCTAATCCATATATGTCTGGAGATATTATTCAACAATATATTATTAATTCAATTCATGTATCTGGAGATGCATATTTAATGAAGCAGAAGAATAATGCTGGAGAGCTTGTCGGTCTATATCCATTGTTTCCAGAACAAATAAAAGCAAAAGGTTCAAATACAGAATTGATTACTCATTATGAATATGACTTAGATAATGGAAAGATGGAAATAAAAAATACTGATATGGTTCATATCAGACTTGGGCTTGACCCTAAAGACCATAAGAAAGGTAATGCACCTTTGAAAACAGTATTAAGAGAAATATATGGAGATGAATCTGCTGGTCAAATGGCTACTGCTCTACTTGCAAACTCTGGAGTACCTTCAATGTTAATAACTCCAAAAGATGATTATGGTATTACTGAAACAGAAGCTGAACAAATATCAAGAACTTATCAACAGAAAGTTGGTGGTAGAAATAAAGGTAAGCCATTGATTCTTTCTGGTTCTATGAATGTAGAGAGATTAGCTTTCTCTCCTAAAGATTTAGACATAGGAGCTCTTAGAAGAATCCCAGAAGAGAGAGTCTCAGCTGTACTTGGAGTTCCAGCAATCTTAGCTGGTCTAGGAGCTGGGCTTGAAAGAGCAACATACAATAATACTTCTGAACTTAGAGAGTTCTTTACTGAGCAGAAGCTAATACCTTTATGGAGAATGGTCGCAGAAGAATTGACTCAACAAGTATTACTTCCAGACTTTATGTCGAATCAAGCAGTATCTGCTGAATATGACTTTTCATCTGTTAGGGCTTTACAAGCTGATGAGAAAGATATGTATGACAAACTAAATGTAGGAGTACAGGGCGGTTGGATAACTGTTGCTGAAGCGAGAAAACAAGTAGGACTTCCAACAAATGAATCACAAGAAGTGTATCTATTGAGTAATTCAGTTATACCGACAAAAGCAGATATGTCTCAAGAGAATCCAGCACAACAAGAAGAACCAGAAGTACCAGAGACTCCAGAAGTAGTGACAGAAGATATGGAAGAGAACCAAGAGAAAAGTTTTGAAGATAAGGTTGTTAGGAAAGTAGATAATCAATTCTGCGTGATTGCCGAGAACTCTGGTAGGAATATGGGTTGCTATCCAACTAGAGAACTAGCAGAAGCTAGATTAGAACAAATATCAAGATTCAGTGATAATCCAAAAGCAATGGTTGCTATGGATTCTTTTACAACCATTGAAGAGGCCAGAAAAAGAGCAGAAGAATTAGGGTGCGAAGGAACACATACAATAGACAGAGATGGTAATACAATTTATATGCCTTGTTCAACTCATGAGCGATACGAACAAGCACTAGAAGAAAATCAAAGACCAGCTGACAGAACAACCTATGGCTCGGCTTGAAGATTTATCTATCGGAGATGCAGTAAGCTGGTCGATACCAAAGCCACCGCAAGAAGATAGCATTGCACATGGAATTATCAAATCACTGAACAGAGAAGATGAAACTGCTACGATTCGAGTATGGGCAATATTAGAGAATGGAGAACATGAAGAAACTGATAGAGATGTTGAAATCGAAGTTGGAAGACTTAGAAAAATATCTAATTTCGTTGATGAAGAGAATAAGCAAGTTTCTGCAAGAGTTGAGCGAGTACTTAGAGACAAAGTAGAAGAACACAACGAAGACAATCCAAGATATAGAGCAACATTCAGAATGCTCGAAGCTGTATTCAGAAGAGGTATAGGAGCATACAGAACTAATCCAGCATCAGTGCGTGGTAATGTTCGTTCTGCTGACCAATGGGCTTATGCTAGAGTAAATGCTTTCTTGAGAGCTCTTCGTACTGGTAAGTTTCCTAGAAGTGCATTTGATACTGATTTACTTCCAAGCAACCACCCATTGAGTTCTAAATCCTACGAAGGAAAACAAGTTGGTACAGTTCCAGAGTTTATTAGAAAGAATGCTCAAAGGGGATTGGACAATTTAGAATTTGCTGGTTCTGGTCTTAGAGATAAAACAATTAGAGAAGCTCGATTGATGCGTGATGGTCAAATATCAGAAGATAAAGCTATCCGCATGAATGCATGGTTCTTACGACATGAATCAGACTTAGTATCTGAAAGAGCAAATGAATTTCTTCGTGGAGAATCAGATAGAATGACTGCTGGTCAAGTAGCTTGGTTGCTTTGGGGTGGAGACTTAGATAGAGCAAATAGAATGAGAGCTCAAAAGTGGGCAGAGAGACAAGTTAATCGTATTAGAGCAGAAAAGAACTTTGAATCTGCAATAGAGCTTGTCAGAAGAAAGTCAATGCTTCGTGATTCAGAATGGGAAGTAAGACTAAATAGATTTAGAACTAAACAAGCACGAGATGCAGTTTATGAAGAATATGACAAACTTTTAGGAGATTGGGATTTCGCATTAGCAAGACAATACTTTGGATTATTAGATTCACAAAGAAAAGCTATTAATAAAGTTCTTGCAGAGAATCCACCAACAATAGCTGGTATAGAAGTTCTAGTGAATAATGCAATAGATAATACTACAAATAACTGGAAAGAAGATTTAGTTCCAGTGTATGAATCAATGACTCTGGATTTTGCATTTTTTCAAACAAACTTACTTCTACCAGATGAAAAGGAGAATACAGTTTTTACTCCAGCAGAACAAGAAAGAATTACTAGAGCAAGAAGAAGAAAGCCAAGAAAAGAAATAATAGAAGAAGGATTCTATGTAAGAAGAAGGGGTGGTGCAAGACTTGCAATCAACAGACAATCTTATAACAGAGAGTCTGCAAAGTTTATTCAAAACAGATTAGATACATTCTTACCAGATATGTCTGCTACTGCAAAGAAGAACTTGAACACTGCGTTGAGAAAATCATTTGATAAAGCAAACGAACTAGGCCTTACTGGAAGACAACTAGAAAACTTTATTAGAAAAGATATATCCAAAGTAATTGGTAAGAAAAATTTAGGTAGGGCTATGAATATTGCTAGAACAGAAGGTTCAGCATTATCAAACTTTGCTATGAATGAATCTGCTAATGCTACTGGATTATCTCTGACAAAACAGTGGCTTACACAAAGAGATGGTAAAGTAAGGAATAGTCATTTGTTTGCAGATGGACTAGAAGTTGGAATGAACGAGCCATTTATTATTTCTGGGTACAAAATGAATTACCCAGCAGATAGTAGCGGTGGAGCTCCAGCTGGTTTAGTATGTAATTGTAGATGTACATTGATATACAATGAAAAGAGGATTTGATAATGGATAGAGAAAACTTAGAGTCAAAAACTATTGACTTGCATACTTCAAATGAAGTAGAAGGAAAAGTAGAAGCTGTATTTTCAGTATTTAATGAAATAGATTCAGATGGAGATGTCGTTCTACCTAATTCTATAAAGTCTGGATATGGAGATGCTGGTGTAGCAATGGTCTGGGCTCACGATTGGAAGAGACCAATAGGTCGTGGAGAAATAGTTCAAGATGGCGACAGAGCTATGTTCAAAGGACAATTCATAATGGATACACAAGAAGGTAGAGATGCTTTTGCAACTGTAAAAGCAATGGGAGATTTACAACAGTGGTCATTCGGATATGAAGTATTGGATAGTGAAAATGGAACTTTTCAAAAAGATGGTAGTAGTACTGATGCAAGATACTTGAAAGAACTAAAAGTCTGGGAAGTAAGCCCAGTTCTTGTTGGTGCTAATCAAAATACATATACAGTAGGTGTTAAAGAAAAATCAGAAGATAATTCTGGTTTGACATTAGCAGATGAGTCAGATGAGTTTCTTAATAACTTGTCTGCTCTTCTAAAGAGATTCAAAGAGCTAACTGCTTTGAGACTCAAGAAAGAAAAAACATTGTCAGATAATTCAACAAGTATTCTGATGAATCTACAAGATGCTCTTCAAGAAGCATATCAAGATTTAAATACATATTTAGATGTTGGTGCTCCAGAAGAAATCAAAGATGAAGAAGATACAATTGATGCTACGACATTGTTGTTAGAAACAAATAGGGTTTTAGCTGACAGCTATGACCCAGAAATATAGGAGATACTTTATGCCGAAATTAGAAGAGCTAAAGAAAGAACTCCACGAACTCAGAGAGAACACTTTAAATGAGTACAAAGAATTTGAAGCAGTAGATTTCGATTCCGAGAAAAAAGAAGAGTGGGCTAAGAGAAATGAAAAAATGGCGGAACTTGTTGGACAAGTGAAAGAAGCCACAAAAATTGAAGCTGAGAGAAAAGCTATGGAAGATGAGCTAGAAGCTGGTAAAGCAGTAGAGCCAAAGGCAATACATACTGAAGCAGTTGATGGTAAAGAAGCATATCAAACTGTTGGCGAACAATTAATCGAGTCAAGAGCATATAAAAGTTATATGGACTCTGGACAAAAAAACATTTCATCTGAGTTGAAGTGGAATCCAAAGTACGAGTTTAAAACAACTCTTACAGAATCTGGATACCCACCAGCAGTCACTAGGTCTGACTTGTTAGTACCAACTGCGTTAAGAAATCCAAATACTATTTTGGACTTAATTGATACAATCAATACTGACCAGTTTCAATACAAGTACCTAGAAGAGACTACATTCACTAATAACTCTGCACCAACAGCTGAAGGTTCAGCTCTTGGAGAGAATGCATTAGCATTTACTGAAAAGACAGAGAACATTAGAAAGATTGGTTCATTCTTACCAGTGACTGAAGAGCTACTAGCTGATGTATCAGCAGTACAGGGTTATCTTGATTCAAGATTACAAACAATGGTTCAACTACAAGTGACCGACCAGATTCTTGCTGGTTCTGGTTCTGGTTCTAACTTAACTGGTCTATTGAATGTCTCTGGAATCAATACATTTGACTTCAGCTCATTCAGTGGAAACTTGAAGAGAATTGGACAAATATATGAAGCAATCACTGAAATTCAGAAAGATAGCTTCTTAAGCCCAGATGCAATAATTATGCACCCAAGTGACTTCTATCAAGTTGTGACAGAAGTAAATGCAGTGACAACAAGTGGTTCATTGAATCCGCTTTTCGTTGGAGCTGGACAATTTGGTGGAGCAGTTGGAAATACCCTTTGGGGATTACCAGTAGTTCTTGATACAACAAGACCAGCTGGAACTGCAATAGTTGGTGTATTCGGTGGCGGACAAGCATGTCATATTGTCGCAAGACAGGGTATGGAAGTTGCTATGTCTGATTCACATGATGAGAACTTTGTAAAAGATATTATGGTTATGAAAGCAACAGTCAGATTGGGATTCCCAGTTTATAGACCAACTGCATTCTGTTCCATAACAAACATCTAAGAGATTAGATTTGACTATTATGAGCCATCATTCGTATGGTGGCTCATTAGTCAGAGAGGAAAAAATGATTTTAAAAAAAGATATTTATATGAATGAAGCAGGAGAATGCAAAGAAACTACTGGCGGACTTCCAAAAGGTTGGGCAAAAGGTAAGCTCATTGGAAGAAAAGGTCAAGAAATGTCTGATGCAGAATACAAAGCATTAAACATGGTAGAGACAAAAGCAAAAGCTCCTAAAGAAAATAAAGGAAAGTAATACTCAATGGCGGTAGTAAATGGATATGCTACTTTAGCCGAGTTAAAAACTTATATTGGGTTTAGTGGTTCTGGTCAAGATACCAACTTAGAGAATGCTATTAATGGTGCTAGTAGGCAAATAGATGCGATAACTGGAAGATTCTTTTATCAGACAAGTTCTGAAGTTAAGACTTTTACTCCAGACAATGTTCTATTTCTACAAGTACCAGACATATCTAGCCCAAGTGGTTTGGTCGTAAAGCTAGATACAACTGATGATGGTTCTTATGACAAGACACTAACAATAAATACAGACTTTTATCTGAAGCCACTTGATGCGGGAAACCAAGTTGATGGAGAAGAGTTTGCTCCAATAACAGAAATAGCAATACTAGATACCAGAAGTTCTGAAAGATTCGACCCAACAATCGTAAAGAATGTTCAGATTACAGCTCAGTTTGGATATAGTGCAGTTCCAAAAGCTGTAAAACAAGCATGTCTGATACAAGCTCTCAGATTATTCAAAAGAAAAGATGCACCATTTAATATTTTAGGTAATGAACAAACTGGTCAAATAGAACTCTTTAACAAGTTTGACCCAGATGCTAGAGAACTCATAAAGGGTTATATAAAGAATAGACTCTAATGGCTTCAACTGATATTCAATTCAAAGTCACTGGAGTCGAGAGTTTAAGGAAAAGACTCAAAGCAAACAATTTATTAATGAAACCATTAAGAAACTACTTGAATGGAACTGGAAAGATAATAAAAGAAAAATCAAAACTTCATGCTCCAGTCGATACTGGTGCTCTTCGAAGAAGTATTAAATATACAAGAGTAAA